CTCACCCTTCCGAAGTGATCGATTTTCGCCACTTTTGCTCATGGCATGGAAACTTTTCTCTGCCATCTTGGTGCCTTTGGCACTTTGCTACGTCGCCCTGGTTTCGGAACCCAGTGGCGTACCCCTTCCGGACCGGCTGTTGCCTGTTCACTTGCCCCCTTCCTCGGGCTGGTCGGATGTGAATGTTTCACATTGCGAACCAGGCGGGTGGATGGGGACAGTGGTCTTCCTCGCGAACCTGTTGTCTGCGACCATTGTGTCGACTACCGCCTCACACTTCCTTTGGATAGTGATGGAGGTTCTGGTAGTCTGGCGCAGTCGGTGGTGGGCGTTTGGTTTGATCCCGTGGAAGTTTATGGTAATATGCTTGGTCCTGACCTTCGAGGTAGGTACTACCCAAATTCCCCTGGAGACCATCAAGGGAATTTGCTCCTCCAGCACCATGGCGCTTGTTGCGTGCTCCGAGAACATCCCGCGTTTGACCGCGTGGGCTGTCTGCGGCACACATTCGCCATTAGAGGAACAAACCTTCTCATACCTGTGCACGTGCTACAACCCCCAGCACAGCATTATGACGCGTTTGTCGTCCACCTTATATTACAGCTCGGCAACGAGTGGGTGGATTACCTTTTTGTTGTTCGCTATCACCATATGTGTGATGTTCGCGGGCGCACGCGCCATCATGCGCTGCACTCATGCGACTCTGCGCTTTGCGCGGATTTGCTTGAATGCGAACACTGGCATCTCCTTGTCTGGCATTGCGTCAGACAGGTTTAAGGCTGCCTGTGGCGCTAGGAATGGGAAACCTTGGACCACACCTGAAGGTTCCCCTGGCCAACACCCGTCCCACACTAACGAGAGGCTCATCTTCACGCAACGCGCGTTACGCAGCGCGTTCAACATGATGGACCCGATCTCGCAACAACGCCTTACAGGCATTGTGGATGTGGATGGCCAGGAATCCCACTATGCCGTTGATGCTATGCCGTCTGGAATTAAGACCAAGCTTAGCATTGACCGCGACGACTTTGTCGCAGGCAGCATTTCTAGATCTAAGAACCGCTACGCCCCTGACCACGCCAAAATCATGGTTGATTCCGACTGGTACCATAACAGTCCCGACCTTGCGGCGATTTTTGAGTCAGGTGGTTACATTGTGACACGCCGTTTTCGCCTCTCTGAACAGGAGGAGGAGCGTGTGTGTCTCAATGATAGCGACCTGACAGTTTTGACCAGAGCTGACGGAAACCCATCCTACTATCATGGGTTTCACGATTGGCAGAACCAGGGTTGGTTGGTTACCGCCCGTGGTGTCAAGGTCAACTACAAGGTCGTTGCAAGCGGCAAGTTCTATACCATGATCGCGCTCGGGCGCGCCAGCGACGCTCATCCTTGTGGGGATGTCTTGCGAAGTGGTGTTTCCAAAAATAGCGCACATGCTGCCATCCATGCGTTCAGACCTCCCTTCTTCGTCGACCACATTAGCAAGAGTCTTGTGGATACGACGACGTTGGTCAATCTCGTCAGCTTACCCATTGCTATGAAGGCGCTGGGCCAGCTACGCGGCGAGCATACCACGGAGGACATAGACCGTGCTCTTAGACACCACGCACCTGATGCTGACGATCATCAACGGTCGGCAATCATGTGGTATGTCAAGCAGCACAATGGCTATGAGTTGAGCGTTTGGGACCGCCTGTGGCTTAAATGCAGGCGTTTCCCGAACGTCAACTGGTCTGACAAGCCAGAGTGGGGCCCGGAAGGGCAACTCGAACCCGGCGTTCACGTCCATGCAGTAGCAGACATGGAAGAACCGCCCCAAGGCCCAGCTAGCATCCGTGGTGATCCACGGGGGTGCGAAGAGGCCGGGTTGTCTCCTGATGTCACCAGTGGTTCTGCCGCCGGCGATGTTTCCGGAGACGATGGGGGTATCCGGGTACCAGAACGCACTAATAAGCCTCCAGCAACGTGTGACACGCAAGGTGCCGCCAGCGGATCTGACAACGTCGGACCGTCTAGCGGAATTCTACCAACACCTTTTGCAAGACCCAAGAGTCGCGGACCGACTCCAGGTGGTAAACGCAATGACGTGGCAACAGGCGGTGGATCGGTGGCTCGCAAAGCTAACGCCGGACAAGGCAAAGCGCATGCGGGCAATCGGCCACAAGCTGGACGCTGAGATTCCGACGTCGGCGGTTATCCGCGCCTTCCTCAAAATTGAGATTATGAAGAAGGCGGGGAGGAACATAAGCCCGATGCCGGAGTGGATCGATTTTGTCCTGGGACCTCTGTATTCGCTCGTTGAGTGGGTGTTAACCATACACCCAATCTTCGTGTGTAAGCATCGGAATCAGGTTGAGAAAGATCGTGCGTTGGACGAGATGATGGCCGGGTGGAATGGGAAAGCGAGCGAGACCGACTTTTCTAAATTCGATTTAACCATCCGGTTATGCCATCTCGGAAGCGAGCAAGCGCTTTGTCTAAACATTGCCGGGGAGTTGGGCATGCATAGTTATGCAATGCATGCCATTGACCTCGTGAACAAAGCCAAGATCCAACATGTCTCTGGCCCCAAGGTAAGTGGGTTAGCCAGGGAACGCTGGTCTGGCGAAGCACCGACGTCCGTTGGAAACGGGATGATCAACGCTAGTGTGATCTGGCATGCCGCAGGCAAGCCTGATTTACGTGGCCTTGATTTTCCTCAGTTACCGTTCGTCGTTGAAGGGGACGATGGGTTTGTTAGCCCGATCGTTGCTCCTGCTGCGCTTGTCCAATCTGCATCTGATTCGGGCCTGCTCTTGGACGTTGAGCATGGCGACGTTGTGAATGTTGGGTTCATTGGGCGCAAGTTTGGCTATGTCAATAGCACGCTTGTGACCTTTTGTGACCCCGTTCGCGCGTTGGAGAAGTGGCACCTTAGTGCACAAGCTTCCCGTAAGTGCAGTCCAGCGGCATTGATGCGCGCTAAGGCCTTGAGCTATTTGTCCACTGATGAGCATACGCCCATCATTGGTGCATTGGCTTGGGCCTGTGTTCAGCGCACCAATCATGTTGAACTCGGTGATGCCTTAAGACTCTACAGGTATCAAATCCAAAACTCTGGTGTCCCCATCGACAAGTTGGGCTCGAGACGACCGCAAGTCGTGGAGAGCTTGGTACCTTCTGTCGCTTACCACTTGGGAACCAGTGTGCAGCACGTGCGCGACCTTCATGGCGCATGGCTTGCATGGGGTGAGGGCCGTGGCCCCAAACCCCGGCCGATCCGCAACCCGATGTTTGAGCACGTCGGGTGCGTCGGTCAACGTACCATCCCGCCGTCCATTTAGGGCGGCGGGGCACCACTGCAGCACCGGGCTCTACGGAGCATGGGCAGGCGCACCCACTGCAGTGGCGCTATTTCCGGGAGCAGATCTTCTAGGTCACTCCAATGGCGAAGAACAAGAACAAGCAACCCGTACGTAAGGCAACCCCAAAACAACGCGTTGCCAAACCAGCCATCATTCAACCTTGCTGGGGTAAGTCATTAGTGAATGCTTTCGCTGATGGCCCTTGCCGAATTCCGGACGGCCATGTCGCTGCTACGAATGCGTACAGCTCCATCGTTAGAACTGGACAGGTCCCCATCAAGTTCAATAGTGGCGTCTTCCCCGCGAATCTCTCGGAGAGCGTTGGGGGTGGGTTTGCTATTTATCCTTGCCCTGCTACTAATCAAAACTACTGTGAATTCGAAGCCCGTGCTACCTCCGACACCACCCAGGAGATCACAGGCATTGGAAACTACGGAGCGCCCAACCTTAATGCCATCATGCCCATCGTCCCGGGTCAAGCCCGTGACGCTTATTCGGTGCGCATGACGGCGGCCTCCGTGGTTGTTACTCCCCAGGTGAGCAATACGCTCAATGCCGGCATGAAGCTCGTGTCAGGATACGTCAGCCCAGACCCGTATGCTGGTTCCGCCCTTACCACCGCACTGCGGATGGGGGCTGGCAGCGGTGTCACATGTGCTGATTACGCCTCGACGCTGCGTGACTACCAAGTCCACGAGCTGACGCCTGGCAAACCATTGCGCTTGGATTACAAGTTCGACCATGCTCCCAAAATGATATCCGTGTTCAATAACAGCGACACAGTTGCCAACGACTTCTACAGACTTCAGGAACTCGATTGGCACAGTTCGCTTGTTCTCATTGCGACCGGACAGCTGCCGTCAACCGCGTCAGCTTATCTGAACTTTCAGGTAATCTACCATTGGGAGATCGAGCCTATCAAGCCGACCCTCATGACCACGCTTCCTGCGCGTCAAGCCCCCGACGCCCTTGCTGTCGATCAGAGTCTACGGATGATGATCCTCAACAAGCCGTCAGGCCCAGTTGACAAGAGCAACTGGCGGGCTTTTCGTCGTTAGGGAGCGGTGGTCCCCTGAAGGGCTATGCCCAACCTGGCTCGAGCTTTTCACCGAGCGACGCGACTGCGTTTTTGCGACCTGAGTCATCCCAGGACGTCAAGCGCCCCGCGTTTGCGGTGCCACGTTCGAATCGGATTCCACCAACCATGCCACCAATCAACGACGGTAACTCATACTTTGGGCCCGCGCTGATAATCCCGTCGGCCGATGACCAGGACCCGCCCAGCACTGGCAGTTCCACTACACCTATGGCACAGCGCCTCAGGTCTCGTGGAGCTTTCGTGCAGGGTGGTCTATCTGGTTATTCTGGTCCGCTGGGTGGCGGCCACTTTGGAATACTTCCCGGGGTTTACCCCGGCAGTGATGATCACGCAACCAACCCGCTGTGGGATCGTTCTGGCGCACATGTGTCTGTGCCATACGATCCTTATGGCGAGCATCTGCGCGATGCTGCGCAGGATGATATCTTTGACGACGACAACTATCCGGCTGGTGCTGTCCGCCGGGGACTTGAAGCAACAGGCATACCTCGGGCTTTGTCCGACCTTGCCTCTGTTATGGACCCCGTCGTTTGGCCCATCGCGGACTGGACGTCAAACCTTCTCGATCATCTTTTGCCGTAATTGGAAACCACACAAAACCTTGTACTATTT